AAAATCGTCAGAATGCCCGACCCGAAAGCCAACCAAGGATTGATCTGCGTGAGCCAGTAAGTGGTCCCCGTTCCAGTCGTTCCCAATGCCGTCATTCCTACGATACCTGCCATGCTGTCATTCATTTCCCATGCCCATTAAGTTGTTTCGCGACCGCCTTCTTGACGTGTGACTTAGCCCAAATCCAAGGCAGCACGAACCAAAGGGCCATGCCTATGCCTAGCAGCCACAGGACGCGGTAAATGCCGTCTATCACGGCATCAAATCCGTTCCGCTCCTTGGCCGCCGCTGCCGCAATAAGTGGCCCAATGTCGCCCTCGGTCAGGGCGTCCACCTTGGCCTCTATCTCCGCATGAGCGCCTTGCTCCATCATGGCCGTCCCGATTGCCGCTCCGCCGACTGCGCCGCCCGGACCGCCGAAGCTCCCCACGCCCGCTCCTATTGCCGGATAAACCGCCCTGAAACTACAACTGGAGGTAAGAAAAAACATTATTATCAGCGCATGTTTCATTCCGGTGGCGGGGCGTCAGGATCGAACCACCGTGGTTGAAATTCCACTAACTTACTGGAGTCAAACTGATCGTCGCATTTCCAGCGCCCCCGCTCCACTGCGGGCATAATCCATTTCCCGAAATCGGCGTTGGCTTCGTTGGTTACCTGTGTCGCGGAAGCATATTGCGCCGTTCCCGAAGTCGGAATTCCCAAATGCGCTTCAAGCGCGGTTTCTTTGGTGGTCCATGCACCCTTAGTTGCGAAAAGTTGATATTTCATAATTAAAAGTCGTCGAAAGATAGTCCGTATTTCGCTATAACGTAGTCGCCTATTTCATTACGGTTGGCGGCAGATAAATCGGAGTCCCAAATAGCCATCTCGTAGACCTCCCCGGTTGCCCCATAAGAACTTGCCATCAATACCGAACTAATTAGGCATTCCGTGGCAACCGTTGCCGGACCCCACGTCGTGCTGTCCGAAACCGTGTTGTCTCCGTCGATCCAGATGGACGTATTGTCTGATGAATCACGGGCCACTATCCAGCACCTTGTGGTCGAGTAGTCGGTTGAGCCTCCCACTGAAGGATGGACCCCGCTTGCGTACCCAGAAACATTGTAAAAAAGATAATCAATGGAACTCCCCCATGAAAAATAAATATTTTGACTTCCGTAGGTTAAATTGCTCATGCTCCGCCCGAAAAAGGACATCCTCTGGGATGCTTCTGTTTTCCCCACGCCAAACATCGTAAATGGCCCGTGACTCATTTTCGGGTACTTTATTTCAAAGAGATCGCCACCGTCACAATCAAGGTATGGCTGGCCGTTTTCTCCGGTCGTATAGTAAGTCGGCTGCTTTGCTCCCGTATCCTGCCCGATTGTCGTGAACCCATGCGCCCTATCGGTCCAGGTGTAGTTTTCGTCCAGGGTGGTCGCATCACTTGGGTTGTCCGTTGCATCCACTCCGTTCCACAGGGCTGCATCAAAATGAAACATCGGACGTACGCTGGTGGTGTTCGTTGCGTCCAGGTTATACGGGGAAGACGTTGACTGGTAGACCTTGAAAACCGGTCCAGAGGCATTTGAACAAACGATTGTCCTGCCCGTGTCGGTCTCGTAAAGCATGTCACCCAGCGCAGGGGAGGCCGGACGTGTCGTTGATGTGCAAGTGTCTAAGGTTGCCATAATTTAAAATTCTCCGTTTGGAGTGATTGCCCAGTTATTTTTTCCATCGGTCACGAGATAGTTAAAAGTGTCGGTTGCGAAGGCTATCAAGCCCGCTTCGTCGCCGGTTCGCGCTAAAATGTTGGCTTCAGTGTCTTGCGTGTCGATGTTAAAGCCGGTCGCCGCCGGAGCCGGAGCCGACCCGCTAGAGGTCGCCGCTCTGGGAGTCCCGAGGCCGAGACTCGCCGCCATGCCGAGAGGAGGCATCAGCTTAGATAGATGATGGCACTACCGGAATCCAAAAAAATGTAGGAGAATCGTCCATATATGACGTCGCCTTTCGAGAACGTCTCGGTCGGAGTGCCGTCCATGTTGCCGGTGAGCGTGTTGATCACCGAGTCGGAGAGAAACTGGACCGCGAAAAAATTCTCAGTAGTTCCAGCCGTGGTGATGTACTTCGAGCCATTGCCGCCCGATAAGTTGTATACAGATACCTGTCCCATTTTATACCGTGGTTTGCGTTACTAAAAGTGTAGGCCAAGGGGCCTGATATTGAGTGATCACTATCTTGTTCTGAGACTGGATGCGCTCGGCCCGGTCGATCTCGTCGAGTAAATAGTTCTCCGCCCGAGCTTCTTCCGCAGCCGCCTTGTCGTTCTGCCCGTCCGCCCGATACCAGTCGGCCACGCCGGCGGACAAAAGAAAGCGCTCCATGAATTGTGGCAAAGTGGTCGTCCCGTCGCCGTAGTCGCTCGCCGGAACCAGGCTCCCCACGACGAAGACCGTCGTATCGCTGTTCTCGGCGGGCAAAACCAAATAGCCGTTGATCAAACTAAAACTCCGCTGAACCGCCGAAACCTCCGTGAAAGGATTCTTGTTCCATACAGAAAAGACGTCGAACAAGTCCGCCGCGTTGTCGATGCGGACCGCCTTGTCGAAAGGAGGGTCGGCAACCGCCGCAACCGATTTCTCCACGACGTCAGTCAACTCCGGCCACTTGGATCTCGTCCAGGCTCCCCTCACGCGGTCGTTCAGACTACGCTTGAAGGCCGTTTCCTCCGCCGTCAAAAGAGTATCCACCCCGATTGCCGAGGTGAATCGATTCTTCAGATCAGTGTAGGAAACCGTCCTCATCTGCAATCCATTTCGGGATTATCCCGAAGTAGTTCCTTCACGTAAGTGTCGTCAGAGGTCGAGCCCGGCCGATCCTGCTCGTGACGCATGTACGTCCTGGCGTCCATGACGCTCTCCAAACGGAAAGCCCCCTTCCCGCCGCGAATCTTCTCAGCGGCCTTGCGAATTTGGCGGCTGCGCTTTTGATAGGTGGCCTTCTCGCGAACCGCCGCCTCTTCGTTATAACCGGCGACCCTGGCCGCCATCTCTTCGGAACTCGGCCGGCTCTTGCCGCCGCCCCTTACGATTATATTCAGACTCATCGAGCGATGCCTTCGGTTGAAAAAGGGAAAAGCGAGGCCGGCACCCCTACCGACCTCGCTATCATATTCCCCATGATACCCCGGGTGAAACCCAATTCCCCGAAACTAGATTAAACTATTGATCCTAGTGCGCGTGCATTGAGAACGCAGACCGTCCCCATCCATTCGGCGAAGCCTCTGCGGCCTCCACCTCCGACGTCGGGAAGTTCGATAGTGGTGACCCCTTCCATCGTCTTGAGCGAAACGCTGTCGTCCTTCGGAATCAGAAGACCCGAGTTGCGAACGTCGGCATTGATTGCCACGCCCGATGAACGACCTGCGAACAGCGTCGGTACAACCGAAATTCGGCCGTAATCCGAGAGCCAGGTAGTAACGCTGAGACGCAGGGCGGCATCGTCGGAATCGACGTTGAACGCCGCGCCGGTTGCCGTCACCGCGCCGGATGCGCGTGAATAGTCCGTGATCTCGTTGACTACGGCCGGACCTGCGAAGAGAGTGTACCCCACGCTCTTTCCACCAGCTTCGTAGACGCTCTGGACCAGGGTCCGAAGATCGGACTCAGCCATCGAGCCACCGCCGGACAAATCGAAACGACTGCCGGAAACGGAACGAAAGTCCTGCTTGGCCGAAGTGTCGAACACGCCGGTCGTGGCGGTTGGATCGGTCCAGTGCTTCAGTCCGCCAAGCATGTCGCCCACCGAGCTGGTGCCGGTTTGCGGAAGTTGACTCGAGCAAATCGCCGATTCGATGTCGGTCTTCAGAAGAATCAAAGCCTTGGCGGCCGATGCCCCGTAAAGATTGGACTGAGGTCCGGCGACGTCGATCTTCTCGGCGAGGCGAGACACGGCGAAAGGACGCTGCACCTGCTGGATGCGATTGCCCATTCTGACCCGAGTCGAAATCTCGTCGGCGAATCCGGCGTTGAAGCTGAGATCAGCGCCGTCCACCGGGGGAGTGGCGAACACTGGCTCACCCAGTGAGTCCACCATCCACTCGCTCAAAAGAGCCTTGGGCGACCGGCTTTGACCGAGCGTCGAGAAGACTGGAGTCTGCTCAGGCGAGACACGTTTCAATTGGTCTGAAAGGTCTTCTCTCGAACCCTGCACGCTCGTAACGTTGTAACTTGTTGCGATAGCCATTTTTTTGTAATCCTTGTTTTTTAAATGTTTTATTCAGTGAGATAAGCAGCCAACTGGCCTTCCGATATTACTCCTTTGCCGAGGGCTTTGTTCTTTCTCGCCTGACTTCTCGCTTTCTTTGACTTGGCCGGCGGCGCCGCGTCTCCCTCCTGACTGGGGGGCGGCTTGGCCTGCGCCGTCTTCTTCTTGGGCTTGCCCTTGGCGGCTTCCTGGTCATCCTGCGCGCCTTTGATTCCTCGGGCCAAAGTGGCTCCTACGAAATCGCCCTGCGGTAGGCTGTCCAAGACTGCCGTGTATTGGTCCGACGCTCGAATCTGCAAATACAGATCGTACATCGGACCCTCCTGAAGATCCAACCAAGGGTAAGTAGTTCGGGCATCCGCCCGCCACTGTTGCCTCGATTGAATGAACTGGCCACGAGCCGGAATCTTCTCGGTCAGGTACTCCTCGGCGGCGGCGAATATTTCGCGGATCTGATCCCCGTCGTATTCCTTGCCGTCGCTTTCGACGTAATCCTTTCCCAAGTGACTTAGCGCCCATTTCTTGGCCGAGAGAGCTTCCTGCCGAACCGTCTCCAGGTCGGCGATGGACTCCACGTCGGTTAGAACAGGCGATCCCTGAGCCTCCGCGTTGCCGGTCCCTTGGGTCTTGAGGCTCGCGATCTCGGCTTTCATCGCCTCGTTCGCTTCCTCCGCCCCCTTCGCTCTCGCCGTGAGTTTCCCCACCTGCTTAAGCAATCGACCGACCGCCGGTGACTCCCCCTCCGATTCCTCCTCTGCGGGTTCCTCCGCTTCAGCCTCCTCTTCGGGCGTCTCGTCGTCGTCCTCTTGCGAGATAGACTTTGAAAGAACGTCCTCTTCCTCCACCGCTTCTGCGCCTTCGGCCTCGGTAGCCTCCGTCGCCTCGGTTTCGGTCGGCTTCTCTTCAGCGTCCGCCTCGACCCGCTCCGCGAAGGAGTTGGCCAAGTCTTCCACCGTCAAGATGCCTGCGTTGTCGTTTTCTGCTCCCGATTCAGTAGCCGGAGCCTCGCTAATAGTAGTCTCGTCTGCCATTGCTGCGTTTGGTTGAGTCGCTGTCTCACTGCCGGGACGGAATCCCAGCCAAACGCCATTATATAGATTTTTCGGGTTCCAATTTCACCGACCCGAAAATAAATGAAAAAACTTTAGGCGAACACGTTCCAGGCTTCTCGCCAAGTCTCGTAGCGTCCGACCGATTTCTCGTCGGAAGGACTAACCAAGACGCTCTTCGAAGTCAGCTTTTCGATGGGAATCATGTACCACGTCTCGACCGGCTCGACGTACAAGGCCAGGACGTCGGCGTCATCCACCGTCAACATGTTCTTTTGAAGACCGCCTCGTCCGGTGGCCGCCAAAATCTTGTAGGACTGCTTCCCCTTTTGCTTGTACGAAGTCCCCTTGACTTGAACCCGGAAAGTCTCCCCGCGATCATTGACCGCAATCCGGTCATATCCCAAATAATCACCCGCAGGCTCCAGTACGTCGAACCCACGCGCGATGGCGTCAGCCGTGAAGCGAGCCTCGAAACTCGCCCCCTGCTTTTTAGGAGGGTTCGCCATCCCCCAACAAATCCTCGTCCGCCTCGAAGATCACCGACTCCTCGTCAAGCCAGTCGTTGATCGTCCTCGCGGCAGCCTCCGCCAAGTCCAAGTCCTCTAGGTCGCTCTCCTCGAGCCACCGATTCAACGTGGCCCGAACCTCGGAGGAAAACTTTTCACTGGGAGTCTTCTCGGGAGTCGTCATAAGTCAAATTCCTCAAAATCCGGTCGAAAGCCGAAATCTCACCCGCCAACCGAGCCAAAGCCTGCGGGTTCTCCAGCCTCTCGGGATCTTGAAAATCTCCAAGGCAACTCTCACGCTCCTTTTCCAAATACTCCAGAATCGCATTCCAATCGTCGCGTCCATGCAGTCTCGCCGCCGCCGTTTGCAAGTCCATCGCCCTATCCCCCCATCGGAGCCGCTTGGGCCCCCGACGGCATCGACGTCGCCGGTACGTTGCCCGGAGGAGCCCCTAGGGCTCCGGTAAGCGCGTTGCGATTTTGCTGCTGCTGGAATTCGAGCTGGGAGGCATAATTCGTCAACCTGGCCGCAAACTGCTCGTCCTCCTGCAACCTCGTCTGAACGTCCTCCGCAGGGATCTCCTGAGTGCCCTGCAAATACTGCTGCATGATCTGCAAACGCAATTGCGAGTTCGCGTTCTGGGGAGCCGTCACGACCTGACCGCTGTATATCTTCGCGATGTCAGCCGAAGTCTCCGCCATCTCCTTGTTCGTCGCCTCCTGCGCCGGTGCAATCAACTTGCTCGCCAAGTTAGGATCGACCGCCTCGAGGAATATCCGAAGATATTCATCATATCGGGCCTGACCACTGCGATCATACTGCGCCAAGACCTGGCCGACCGTCTCCAATTTCTTCAAGACCTTCTCGGAATCCGCGTTCATCGTGTCCCAGGTGATGTTGAAATCATACAACTCCGCAGTGTCGTCCATCACGATCTGGGCCCCTTTCTCGTTGCCCGTGACCCGAAACCATATCTCGGGACCGCCGTACTGCCTCTGCAAGCTCCAGACCATACGCAAAACCTCTTTCCAGCCCGAAAGCCAGTTGTTCACCAAAGCCTGCCTCATCACGTTCGCCTCGACCGCGTCCAGCTCGCTCGTCGCCCGCCCGGTCACCCGGTTGGCCAGGCTCCGCAACTGCATCTCGACCTCCGTCGAGGCAGTCGAGTAGCGGGGGATCTCCATGAAACCAACCTCGCCCCTCCGGCGGACCGGCACTTGCGTTCCGGGTCCCAATTTCTCAGGTCGTCTCCCGACCAAGTACTCGACCGGAGGAACCGTCGAAAGACTCGCCCGATCCCTCCTCGCGTCCATCTCCGTCTTGACCGCCAACTGGTAGGATCTCAACAGTTCGGGATATCCACGACTGTCCAGCAGCCTCCTCGACAAATGCTCGCGCGTGATCGCAACGAAGGGATACTTCCCCGGAGCGTACATGCTCGCCCCGTGAGTGGCGTACCCCTCCACTCCCTCGCTGAAAACAGTCTCCGAACAAATCGGCACCCCGTCCTCGTCGATGTCCTTCCGATAACAAGTGATCAACTTCACCAAACCGTCGTAATTCTGCGGCAACGCCGCCTGACCCGTGAACTGATACTCCGAAAAAGTCGATTGCCCGTCGAACTCCCCGGTCGTGACCTCGATGGCGTCGTCCACGAAGTCGGAATCCCAGCCCTCCAAAATAACCTTCTCCTTCAACGCCTCCGGCGTATGCCAGTGAACGCAGTAAATCGCCCGCGCCGACTGCAAATCCAAAACATTCGAGTCCACGATCAAGTCTCGACCCAACTCGTAAGCCCGAACCGCAGGACGATTCTCGATCAACTTCTCGGTCGGGATCTCAGTCACCCCGGTATCGCGCAACTCCTTCACCATCTTCTTCGCCCGACCCTTGCTCAAGTTCGGGAAAGCCGATGCCACCATCTCCACCACGCCCTCGGACATCTCGGGATCGAGAATCGCCTGGGCCACCTCCGGCGCCTGGGCCGCAATCTCCCCCATCGAAATGGATTCGTAAACCCGCGTAACCTCCCGCTTCCAGTAAATCCCCAGAAAAGCGACCCCAGTCTCCAATAATAAATTAGCCGCCACCCCGGCCTCGCGGGACATCTCCGTCATCGTTCCCATCCGCCACTGCATGAACTCCGTCACCAACTTCGCCGTCGTGATGTCGCCCGATTCAACCGGAGCCGCTATCAAGTTGCCCTTCGTCAAGCCGCTCTTCAACAAAGCGACGTCCCCGTCGATCAACGGGTTCACCAAGTTCGGCTCGAGATCACTTGCTCCCTCCCAAGGAAAAGCCCCCGGACCCTCCTTCCGCCCGTAGCGACCCTTCCCCGCCCACTCGTTCCTACGAACGTCGCGAGCCTCCTCCGCCTTGTCCTTCCAATAACTCAGACTGATCCGACAACGCTCGAAGTCGCTCTTCAGCTCATCGACGTCCGGCTCGCTTTCATATTCCTGCACTCGGTTCTCTTCAGCTTCCATCATTTTTCTCCCAGTTCAATTCCCAACATTATATCACTTTTTCACGGATCTTTTTCAGAGCTTTTCGCTCGATCCTTAAAATAGTCGCGGCCCCCACGCCCACGAAATCACCAATCTCCTTCAATTCATACACGCGAACGGGACGACCCTCCGACAGACTCTCCAATCCCTCCAAAACAACCATCTCCCGCAACATCGCGTCGATCCTCCGGTCACGCTCAAGCAAAGTCTCTTTCAATTCGCCACAACTCATCGTCCCCCTCCACCGGCATCACCATCAACTTCGCGTTCGATACCCAATTCACGCGAGGTTTCACCACGCACTTCGCAAACCGACCCTCCTTGCGCTCCCCGAAATATATGCAAATCAACCTCGGATTCGGAAAAGTCTTCAATATCCGAGCCTCAACCCGCCCCGCAGGAGAGGGAACCGACTCGACCGCAGGACCCGTCTCACGCTGGTATATCCCCAAAATAGTCGACGTCGGCATGTCCAACTCCGCCGACAACTTGCCCCACGACATGCCGGCGTCGCGCAAAGTCACGATCCGCTCCCTCACCTCCCGACTCGCCGGCTTCGATACCCTACGCTTTCGCTTCCTACCCATCTCAATATCCCCCGGTTCCCGAAGCCAATAAGTCGGACTCCTCGTAATGCTCGTAATTCCCAACCGCGAAATATCTCACGCAATCAGCGAAGTCTTTTGAAATGGCCTTGGCCCCGTCGCTCGGCTGGTACTCCTGCACACACGCCCGCAAATTCTGACACCTGTCCGAAAACATCAACCTCGGCTTGTTCGACAAACTCATCTCCGAATCGCGATCCCAGCTTAGCAAGTTGTTGATCGCCTGTATCCCCGTCTCCACGTCCA